AAGCAAAATTTTCTTTTAAAATTCTAATAACATCATTGTGATAAAACTGTTCGTTAGAATTAAAACTTAAGGTGCTAGAACCAACATTACCGCTACCCTCTGCTACATAATAACCAAAAAATCTCATCATATCTTTATTTAATACGAATTCTGTATTGTTTATTTTTATTCTTTTATTATATAAAGTATTTACTTTAGGAAAAGCTAGAAAATCTCCCTTTTTTATTTCTGAAGCTTTTATAAAAGCTGGCTTTATTTTATTAAAATTTCTTATAAATGTTATTCTCGTTTTATATGGGTTTTGAAAGCAAAAAACCGGATGATCCCTAGTTAATCTAACAATTTGTGATCCAACTGGCTTAATTTCTACCATTGAATCTTTATTTTCTTTTACTAAAACCTTTTCAACAGTTTCTAGTCCACCAATATGATTAATAACCTTGTTTCCTATTTTAACATCTTTAATTTTTAAAAACCCAACATCTGTTAATATTTCTGTATTTTCACAAAAACACCATCCTTCTGCACGACTTAAGAATATACCACAATCAGTTTTATGTAACCAATTTATCATTTCTTTTTTAGATAACCAAGGGAAAAACTTAACCTTATTTCCCAAAAGCTTTTTATAATCAGTTTGAAATTCTCTAGTTGTTACAGGAGTATCAAAATGATTGTAAGTGAACATCCATAATTCTACATCGTTATATTCTGAAAATGCTTTATGAAAAACTTTATGTAGATAATCGTGACCTTTTCTAATTTCTCTTTTACCTTGGGTATAAAAGATAACCTTATCCTCTTTGTTTGGAACATACCCTGGAGTAAAATCAGAGTCAACACCAAGAGGACAAACTATTACGTTTGGGTTTATTGGTTCAACTATTTGTTTAGCCCAATTAGAACATACTAATACTATATCTTGATGTTTAAGATTAAATATATGTTCTGGGGTAAAAATATTTCTTTCAAAGATTGGAAAACCTATTCTGGTTCCTTTTCCCACATGATCAAAAAGTTGGTTTTCATGAAATATTTTAAGAGAAGGCTGATTTAAATCTAAGTTATCAAAGTAATTAATAACTTTTGGAAGATATCTAGAATATTCTTCTTGATCAAATGGGCCAATAGGTTTTAAAATATAATCAGAAAGATTATCTAGAATATTTTGAGATACTATACCGTAACTTAAATTATTAACAGGGCAATTAATTATCAAACCTTTTTCTCCTTTTGATATTTTTCATAAGCTAATCTAACAAGAATATGCCCATGACATGCTTTTGGATGACAGAAACAACCTAGGGTTTTACCATAAAGTTCTGGAAGATCATTTAATAATTGCGGTTGTGTAAGAATCCATTTTCTATATTTTTCAACTACTTCTTCTCTTGTTCCATCTTTACCAATTATAAACTTATTACCCCATTTACTACCGCGACCGATATAAACATCATAACTATCTTTATGGAGATTAACTACTTTCATAATAATCCTTTATCTTCAAGAAGTTTTTTAGCTCTTTTTATTTTAGCTTCTTCGGCTTTTCTTTTTTTGTTTGCTTTTTCTCTTTCAAGTTTTTCTTTTCTTTCTGCTGCTAAGTCTTTATTCTTTTTAATAAAGGATTTAATATCTTTAATAACATTTGGTATTTTTTCTGTTACGTCTTCAATAATTAAAATGTTATAATTATATGATTCTTTATAATTTTTTTGAGTTAGTTGTTTACATTCATAAGAATTTAAATATTTTAATTCTTCTTCTGTAATCTCTTGCCAACCTTCTGATAATTCATCGGATATTTGTATATTATACTCGTTGTAATCATAACATTTAAACAATTTAACTTTTGGCATTATTTCCTCCGTAATTATCAACTAAGCCCTGTAAACAATCATACTTTAAACAATATAAAGGTAAATCTATAATAGAATATAATTTAAACATTATAATTAGAATTACCAACCTTCTGATATAACACTTGTAATAATTCTTGAGCTTTAAAAGCTAACCTATAGCATTCGGGTCTTAGAATGATATAAGGATGGTCTACAAGAAAATCTTCAATATTATCACTAATCATAAAAGATCTATCCATAGCTTCATGTCTATTTAGTTCTGTATTAAAATTCTTTTTAACATTCTCTAAGGTATCTTCAAAGTATATCTCTGGTAAACTACCTACAGCTTCTAACCTATAAAGTTCTATATCTTCTTCTGAAGTCATATTAATACCTTTCTGTTTAACCTGTAAATATCTAAGTATATCAAGATTTTCAACCAATTTCAATATTTTTTTAAAATTTTCTCACACGCTTTGTAACGCTCTCAAACTGTTTAGCGTCTCAGAACATCCAAAACAGCTTTGCGTCGATTCTGGGGCATTCTGGTGGCTCACAAAGAGTATTATAGGTTTAGTCTTTCTGTAGATTGTTTGCTTTAGTTGTCTTACCAAAACTCGAAAAGCATGAAGTATATAAAATTTTTTAGAACTTAAGATCTAAATTTATTTCTGCGTCTATTTCTAGAACATAAACATGAGGAAGTAATTCTCCTAAAGACTTTTTATTATCTGTTGATAGTCTATATTGTTTATCTTCATCATCATACCATATATGAATTACTGAAGTCTCGTTCATTCCACAATTAATATAAAAACTATTTTGTGGAAAACCATGAGAATATTGTTGAAATATACATCCAGCATATATATTTGATAACATTATTTTTGGCAATATTCTAATTTTATGTTCGCCTGTTACTTTAATTTTTATCATTTTAGACTTTCTATATAATTAACAACTTTATTATAATCAATATCATATAAACCAGCGCTAACAAAACTATTTAGCTCTAATAACTTAAAGCCTTCTTTAGTAGCCGCTATATCCATAGTATATAACATATCTGGAAAAAAATCAATTACCGAAGATTGAAAAGATATGGCAAATTCTTCATCAAAAAGTTCTTCTCCAGAATATCTAGAATAATCTATTACATTGTTTTTATGCATTAATACTCTATATTCAGAAACTATTTCTTTGTAAGATGATACTAATACTAAATCAGAATCTTTTATATTAGAACTTGGTAAGGAATATATAATATCTAATTCTTTATCCCACCATTTTTTAGTAAGAGTAGTTCCAGTAAATATCTTTCTGCCAACTTCCGGTCTAATAAAAAACTTTTCCGTATTTGGAAAGGATTGAAAAATTTGAGTTGAATCTTTAAGTTTCCACCAAGGCAGAATTATAAAATCACTATTAAGCATTCTAGAACCAAAATACTGATAATATCTTGAACAGTCATAGTTTTCTAATGTTAATCTAAAATACTTATTATTATTTGCGTTTTCAAACATTCTAATAAAATCTGTAGACCCTCTTAGTATTACTTTAGAGGGATCACAAACAAGAGGTTTATCAGTAATCATATAGCTAATATTATTATTTTTTAGTGCCCCGATTAACAAATCCGTTTCTTCACCGAAGATTTTATCTTGTATAATCCATATCATATTTTTTTCCTAAAAGAGTATTTATGTTATTATACGGCTTAAAATATTATCAACCGCTGTTTCGTTTGCGTCTATACTATAGAACCAATATTTCTTTTCTATAAGCATTTTAGATACTTTTAAATCTATTTCTTTAGCTTCTTCTTCCGTTTGGTTTCTACCATATGTTTGATATTTTTTAACCCTCTTTAAAAGAAAATTAATATTATTATATGAGTTATATGTTTCTTCTATAAGATTGTTAAGAATTTTACTTTTAGTATTATAAATTATACTTAGTAATAATGGACTATCGGTTATAACGTAATCAACGTGTCCTTTAAGTCTTTCTAATCTTCTGGCTTGTTTAGCAAAGATATAAAGTTGATCTTCTAATATGTTAGAACGCTTTTCGTAGGTCATATCTTTGGCGTATTCTTGAACTAGCTCAACTTTCATATCAAGATTTTTCATCTTATAAAATAGTCCAGCACAAGTTGTAGACTTTCCAGAACCTGGACCAGAAAATAAATTTATTACTTGCATATTAATTCCATAATGATTGATAATACTTGCCAAGTATAACTTCCAGACTTCATGCTTACTCTTTTACCTAGAAGAAATATTCCAAATAGTTTTCTTGACTTATATTCTCTAAGTTCTCCCTGAAGCATATCAACTATATTATTCATTTTATCCCTCTAAATCTTTTACAATATTACTCATTTCCTCTAGATATTCTCCAAAGTAATTTTCTATTTGTTCTAAAGACATATAGTATACTTTTTGAAAAGAATCTGTATATTTCCATTTCCTAATACCTTTAAAATCAACTTCAACCTCACCGCTTAAAACATCTTCAATGTTCATATATATTACCTACAACTCTACAAATATTATAATTACCTAAAGGCTCTTGTAAAACAATAATACCTGGACAATGTTCCAAATCTATAGTTTCCTTTTTCATTTCTTCTTCGGTTCTAAAAACTGTATCAAACCAGTTCTTTTTAATAACCCTTAAATCAAATCTAGAAAACTTATTATTCCATAATACTTCATATAAACCATATGCCTCTTTAATTTCTGGAGACATAAGATTACCAGGATATACTAATTCTACAAGATCGCCTTCGTAAATTTCTTTACCTTCTCTGTCTAGCTTACCAGTAGATTGTTGAATATGATATTTTTCTTTTTCATCTGGAAGCATTTGTATACGCGGGCCTTTACTTGAAACCTTTGTATAAGATTTACCATCTTCTCTTCCGCTGTCTGAAAGAATTTGACCATAAACTTTGTAGGTTTCAGCTTTTTTAAAATCATTTGCAATAGCCATGAAACTAATATCGCCACAATAACAAAAACAGCTATTGACCCTATCCCAAACTCTAAATTTAATTTCTCTCATTTTTATACCAATAAATTAATTTGTAAATAATACATACGGGAACTAGTATGATTATTGGTTTAATAAAGAAAATTGGAAAAAGATATGGCAGGAATACTAGAATAGCACCAGCACTAGAATCAGATTTAGATTCTTCGAGAATAGACATAACTGTATATACCAAGTCTATTCCTGCTCCTAAGAATATTAGTAAAATCCACGGTATTATTGATTTATATAAATAGTTTAATATTCTCATAAAATCAATCCAGTAGGTGCTTCAACGATTCCACCAAATTTTTGCTTATAAAAATTACCAATATTATCTATAACATCAAATGGGTCAAACATTAATGCGGACCTATTAAGAGTTACCTTTTCTTGGGTAGACATTAAATATGGCACAGGCATCATTCCGTTTTCTGTTGGAACTAAGCAAATTGGGTTTTTAATAACTAAACTATGTTCATGACAATTAATAACCTCTGCAACAAATTCTTGTCCAGTAATATCTTTAAATCCTTTAACGTTCATATTAAACCTTTTCTTTTAAATTTTTATTAAGTTTTTCTAAAATATCTTCTGCTTCTACTAATGCTTTATCATATTGACTTCTACCAGAACCAATACCTTCATATAAGCCTCTTTGAACCCAATGTATTTTCTTTACAAACTTTGCTCTATCTGTAATTATTTTAGGAACTGTTCCATCTGTTTCAATAACAGCAACGTTTCTACGCTTATGCTGCCATTTCCATGAGCCTTTATTTTTAAAACAAGACGTAACAATAAAGTATTTATCTTTCATTATATTCTTCTATTTTTGTTAATATTATTTAAAACATAATCTCCAACAACCAAACAATGGCAATTAAAATAATTACCACAATTAAATCATTCCTATCCCTTATTAGCCATTCTAGTGAATGCTTTTGTTTTTTCAATTATACTTATAACCTCACCGATAGTGAATTATAATAAGCAGATAAACAATCTTCAGCATCTTCTAATAATTCATTAAGCTTTACCGTAGATTTACAATCTTTCATTTCTTCAAGAACTAATTGTAGTTCAGATAAAGCAATTCTAGTAACGTCAAAATCCATTTTAATTCCTTTTTACATTATGGTAACAAAAAGCGGCCTAGTTTCCTAAGCCGCAACAATTTTAACTATTAATAATGTGGGTCATAATTATAGTCGTTATCTTCGTCGTCTTCATCCCAATCTTCATCATCTTCGTCGTCTTCATCCCAACTATCACCATCTTCACATTCTGAAGAATATAACATAGTAGAATCATAATAAGAAATTTCTTTCATATTATCAAACATAAACTTACGAGATTCATTACCTTCTTCATATGAACGATCATTAGGTAAAACAATACCATAAACATGATCCGAATTAACTTCTTCAATAATCATATATCGACGATCATACTCGTAATCATTTTTACCCTTATAGAAAAACGTAATTTCATCAATACGCTTTAGCTTATCTGTAGTTAAAACATCAACAGTTGGTTCGACCTTTTCAACACCTTCATAAGAGCTTGATAATGGTTGTTCATATTCTGCTAATACAATATACTTACAAACCCTTACCTTTTGGGCATTATGATCCCTTGGTACTGAAACAACATCCTTTGGATTAATCTTTACAATAATAACCCTATCCCCATAATCATTGTAAGATCCACCAGGACCACTATAAGATAGTCCACCAACATGTAAACCCTTAGAGCATTCATGCGATCTATCATCATCTACTTGATTTCTTTCGCATTCAATAATTTCTCCAACGGCATTATAAATACGACCATCAACTTCTTTGCCAGAAATAAGAACTAAACTTCCGTCACCAGCATATTTTGAATACCATCGCGAATTAACACTCTTATAAGCTAAGAAACAGCCATCTTCAGTTAGTGGTAAATTACGATTCATAAGAAAATCTGGTAATTCTTCCACACTTCTTGCTGAAGGATTTAGCATTAGATTATTAAAGAATAAAACCATAGGCTCAATTGGAAAACCTTCCTTTTGTGCTTCTAAAATTCTCTTTCCATAGCTATGATGTAATTCCTTACCATTATATAATACCTTTCCACCTTCTAGTGAAATACCAGTATTAGCAACGTAAGACTTAGTAAGAATTTCATCTTGACTCTTTTTATGGGTATAAAGTTCTAGAAAATCTTCTGTATTTCCAGTCTTATATGACTCCAAAATTAGCTTGTAATTTGGGTGTGATTTATCAATTGAATAAACCCCACCGTTAATAATAGCTGTTAAACTTCCGTTTGATGAATTAAATGTACCTGCAATCATTTGTAAAACCTTTATAAAGTAGAATCAACCCCTAGTATATAGTGGTAAAAATTTAAAACTGAAATTCTTCCGTAATAATTATCTTCTAATAGCGGATAATTATTTAATAAATCTTGATGTTGTTTTGTTAAGTTGCTATCTGGTTTAGTATCAATCCTATCTCCTATTTGTTCTAAAGATCTTATTTTTGTCCTAAATTCATCATGTTTCTTTTTATCAAAATTATTTTCTAATTCAATAATTGAATAGACTGGAGACTTATCTATTGTGTATTTATTAGATACTTTTTTAATATTATCAATAGCTATTCTATTTGTATAGAAAAGGTTTGCATAAGATTGTAACTCGTTTATTAAAGGTAAATTATCATTAATATACTTTTTAAGATCCTTTTTCTTATCAAGAACAGCGTCATAAATATTAATAAATCCTAATTTTATAATTTCCGCCTCTTGCTTTTGGGACACTCCATAAATAAGATCATTAATATCTGCTGCTTTAGCATATTTATATACATCGCTAGGCTTAGTTTTTTCACCATTATACATAGCTTGATATCCATTTCGCACTACATAGTATTTAGATGTAGCGTTTTTAATATCAACACTTGTCCAACAAGCTGTTACAAAATAATTACTACCCATTTCACTAAATGAACTTAGTGCCGATCTTTGATTAACATTTCTTGTTGGTTGTGGTAAAGTAGACGCTAAAATAAAGTCTTTACTATTATGTTGTAAAGTAATAGAATCTACTTGATTTTGCTCTAGTAAATAAGTAATATTACCAGTTTTTTCTCTTAAAGCTGAACATCTAGTAATAGAACCAACTTTCAAATCGTTAATAACATAATTATAGTCTCCAACAGTAATTTTGTCAACTGTTTTCTTTGCTTTTTTATTCAAGTCAAATTTAAAAGCACTAACTCCAACACTTTTTGTTTCTAGAAATTTTCCCTTCCATTTTAATTGACTTGGAACCTCTAAACCTCGAAAAGTTGCTTTGTAAGCATAATACAAAGAATTAAATAGTTTAACAGCTTCCCATTCACTTGAAGCATTATTAATTTTTCCAACTATTTCATCATTAACATGCTTTAAAACTTCGTCAAATTTAGTCTTAAGATTCTTAATAGTATAATCAGTATACTCTAAAGATTCTCTAGAAGGAGTAAATGTAAGATCTCCAATATCGAAAAACAACAATATGTTAGAATTAATAATATTACTATACTTATCTAATCCATGATGTTGCTCAATAGGATATGCTACGTTTCCCATAACAGCATAAGAGCCATTATTGTAATAACCACAATCACTTCTTATAGAATACAACCCATTAGAATCTTTATACGCATTTTCTAATTCTAGTTGCTTACCAATAAACTTTGGCTGTCTTTCAAAGTATTTGTAAACTTCTAGTGCGTTTTTTTCAAATTCTTTAATATCCTTTTGATCTACACATAATTGGACCTTTACGCCTTCTGCGTCTTGGGAGTATTCCTTTAGGAGTTGTGAATATCCAGGTAATCCATCTTGACCAATAAAACACGAATAAATATAATGGTATCCATCTTTCCAAGATTCTATAGTATATGATTTAGTATTATAACACATCGGACTTTTTGAGCCTAAACCTAGTGCCCCAGTATAATCATTACTTTTATCCTTAGTACTTTCAAAGAATTTAAAAAACGTGTTAGTAAATTCATCTTCATTTAGCCCAACACCATAATCTCTAACATAGAAATAGCACTCTTGATTAGTTGGAAGATGAACCTCAAAGGTTTCTAAATTTTTAGCTTCAATATGCGAATCGAGAGCATTTGTTGATATTTCGCGTATAAGAGCTTTAACTTTATTTTTATATATTCCACCAATAAGTATAGAGAAGCTTTTCTCATTTATAGCCATTGTGAAGTTTTCTGTTTTAGCTGTCGAAATAACCGTATTTCTTGATGGTATAAACTTCATTCGTTTTCCTTTAAATATTTAATAGCTTCTTCTAAAAATAAAATATTGTCTTTAAACATACCTAAACCAAAATTACACTGATTACAGAGACTATTTTAAAATTTTATCACAATTAATTAAATTAGAAATAGATTGTTTAATACTATCATATCTTGGTAATATGTCACAATCAACCCTATCAACAAACACAATTGTACCATTACGTTGTTGGTTTGTCAAGTCTTTAGTCCAATTTTTTCCAATACTATATAATAACTCATGTTGAGCGGCTCTATTTTTTCCATGAAGTTCTTTATGAGAAAAGAAAGAAGAACAATACATTGATAAAGAATTTCTTTCCCAATCCTTATAACGCCATAGAAAATAATTTACAACATCTTCTCTAGGAATATTAAAAGCTCTACAATCAAAATATGGAGTAATATTTGTATATTCTTTAAACTTTTCGTTCTGAAAATATGCTGTCATTAAACCCGCTGTTACAGATTCTATCTTAGATTTGTTATAATTAAACCATCCACAGGTTTCTATTGTATCATAATCAGTAATTAAAATAGAAACTTCATCACTTTGAGTATAGGCACACTTAAAACCTTGAATCTTTCTGGCAATGGTTTGGGTAGTACCTACCATAGAATCTATTATTAGTTGATCAAATGGTCTATTAAACCCTCTAGTAAAAGTATGAAATGCTACCCCATCAACCCTAAGAATAACAGGAACACCTTTTGTTAAATATATTTTAGAACTATTTTCATAGTCTTTCATTCTATCGCCTAGATCATTCATTTTTATTCCTAGTGGTGTTTATTGTTAGCTTTAGTATCCATTATACTCTTAACTTCAAAAAAGTCAACTGGTTTATTAAAAACATCCCAACCTACATCAAGACACTTATACTTACTGGTATTTGGATGTGAAAATTCATTATTCCCATGAGAATGAGAGCATATCATCCAACTAGATTTATTACAATCTCTCCATTCTAAAATTGGATAATGGCATAATACAATTAACTGTTTATTAATAACAATTTCTGTATAATCACCACACCATATAAACCTAGAAAGCTTTTGGTGGTCATTTCTAATAAAATCGTCGTGGTTTCCAAAGATAAGATATAGATTCTTACACCTAATCTGGTCAAAAAAATGATGAAATTTAATCTTATCTCCGAATAGAATATCCCCAACTAAAAATAGAGAATCATCTTCTTTTACATTAGAATTGACACTATTAATAATCCCTTTATTCATTAGGTCTAGATTGGAAAAATCTCTCATTCCGCCAGAACCCCATGAAGAAACACCCTTACAAATATTCTTATGGTTTAAATGAGCACAGCCCATAAAAAATGTATTAGTATTAAATTTACTGTGAAACACTACAACCTCTTATCAATTTCTAATAAATATACGCCATTCTTCTTATAAAGTCTTAGTTTAGTATCTCTACTAGACGGACTAACTTGTGTAGAAGCAACTGTTCTATTTTGATAAATAGCTTGAACTTCTGATTTAAAAACTTCATTAAGTTTAGATTTAATTGTCTTATTAATACCTAAATTATGATAATCATTTCTGATTTTAACCCGCATACTTGTTCCAGAATCATTTCGTAAATATAAATCTGCTGCAACTGATTGAACAGATAGTAGTAAAAATAAAATTAAAGTTTTCACTTTTCTACCTTTCCTGTGTTTGTTTTACCACAACTTGTACAACGATATGTATCAATTTTCGTGGTTTTATTATGAACTCGTTTACCAGAATATTGTTGATCTTGATAAACATTCTTACATGAACAATTCATTAATTTTGTATCTGCCATTTTAATTTCCTTCTTTGTAAATAGTATTAGGCCAAAAATCTTCTTCTCTATCATAAACTGTTACAGGAATAGTAATAGTTTTATTAATAATTTTTTCAACAACATTATAATTAGCACCTGCAAGGCCACAGCCTATACGGGGTAATATAACATGATCAAATTTATGGTCAAGTACAAAATCATTAAGTTTATACATTGCCTCTTGAAAACTTTGATACCTAAAAGGAATCATTTCATACTTATTAAAACCCATTCCTCTTTGGGAAACAATATTGCAAACCCAAAAATTATCATTTACTTTTACCGGTTGAATTTCTCCTAGTCTAGCTAGAACGTTAGTTTTATAAGTACAATAATAACCTCTTTTAAACCAATCTTCATATTCAGAGTAAACCCTTGGAAATTTTTCCTTAATAGGCTTAATTATTCCAGCGGCTCCATAGCCAAAGTCATTTACACCATGTCCCAAGATAATCTTACCATCTTCAACTGGATTAGTAGCGTCACCTTTTCTATACACTATCATTAACTAATTCCTTACCTCTATTATTTAATTGATAAACATATTCTTCTTTTTTTGTATCATAAAACTCTTCTATAATATCCATATCTCTCATTAATTCAATAGCTCTACTAGCAATAAGTAAATTATATTTTTCATGGGTAGTAATTGTATTAGAACTTCTTCTACCAGACCTATAAAACAATTGCAATATATACATTACTATTAATTGAGACTCTTCTTCAGAAACTTCTTCTTCATCAAGATGTTTATCTAAAATAGTATTAATTTCATCATTGGTTATTTTAAGTTCCATTATACCTGGAAGTAATTCATAATCTTCATCGTCTTCTAAATCATCTTCGTGTTGTGAATCTTCATACATTTGAAACCTTTTTCATAAGAGTATATTACGTCGTTTATTCCGTAATGATATAGTAAATCTTGACATTTTTCGCAAGGTTTTGATAGCAATATCTTATCCTTTTTATCTATTCTAATATTTATTAGAGAGCACTTCTTATCAATCTTGTCAGCATTAAGTATGCAGGCTAGTTCTGAGTGTGTGTGGTTTTTATAATATCTAAACTTTAAAGATTTTGGGTGTGTCTTAAAACTATTGTAACCAACGCTAATTATATTATTTTTTCTAACAAGAAAACTAAAATGTTTTGAACGATCAGGTGTCAAATGTTTTAAATCATATGTTATTCTTAATACTTTATTAAGAATCCTTTGATTTATAATATTACAAACAGAAATTGATCTCATTAAAAAATCCGTAAAAAAGAGTATTTATATATAGTAACATAATTTTTATAACAGGAGCTAGTATGAAACTTACAGACCAGCAAAAAATCGAAATAGTAGAACGCTATCAAAAAGGCGAGTCGTCTGTTTCCCTATCGCGTGAATACAGTATAACACGTCAATCGGTTTTGTCAATTCTTAAAATCAGAAAAATTCAGATACGAGGAACAAATGGAAAATAAAAAAATTCATGGCTATATTTATTTAATTACTAATTTAATTAATGGTAAACAATATGTTGGTCAAACAGTTACAACTATTAAAAAGAGATTTAATAAACACTGCTGTCCAGCTAAAGCAAATAAAAAATGCGTAATATCAAGGGCTATTAAAAAATATGGTAAAGAAAATTTTATAATTCAAGAACTTGCAATTGCTTATGATCAAGAACGACTTATTTTTCTTGAGGGAATGTATATGGCTTGGTTTGATACTTTAGTTTCTAGTGGACACGGATATAATGTTGTAGAAATAATTAACGGTCAAGGTAAACATTCAGAAGAAACGAAGAAAAAACTTAAAAAGATTAGTAATACTACAGAAAGATTAAAATTATCTTCAGAACAGGGTAAAAAACGACGTGGTAAAAGTTCTGTAAATTCCACTTCTAAATATTGTGGCGTTAGTATTTACAAAAATATATTTAAATGCGATATTCATTATAATAAAAAAACAATTCATCTTGGTAATTATTCTACACAAATAGATGCGGCTAAAGCTTATGATATAGCGACTATTAAATATTTCGGTAATGATTGTGTTTTAAATTTTCCTGAATTAAGGAATGAATATATTAATAATCTAATTGTTATCAAAAGAAACTCTGCTCAAACATACTCCATATCTGGGGAAAGAGGAATTTATTTTAGTAAAAAAAATAGCAAATGGGAATTTAAATGGTTTGATAAAATTTTAAATAAAAATAGGTCTAAATATTTAGATACATTAGAAGAAGCAAAAAATTACAAAAATAAAATATTAGAAAATAAAAATAATGAAGAATTTTCAAGAGTCCGTAAAATACTATAATATATATTTTTCAACATAGTTTTTGCCATCTTTTGTTAAGATTCTACCACTTGTAATAACTGATGCGAAATTAAGCTTAAATAAATATGGTTCTATTATTTTTGTAATAGATTCAACATCTACTTGTATTTTAGAAGCTATATTAGCTAGGCTTAATCCGCATCTATTTTTAAAAAGTGTTAACAAATAATTTCTATCCTCTATTGTTAGACCATTTTCATCTGTTCCTTGTAAAGCTATTATTTCTTTAATTTTATTGGCATTAATAGATTTAATATTATTACCAATCATAAACATATAGATAAATTCTGTTTTATTTACCATGATTCGCGGTGTGCCACGACATGTTTTTGCAATAACCTCTGCTAAATTATTATTAAGTTTAAAACCACGCTCTTCACAAATTCCCTTACAAACTAATACTAGCTCTTCTTGCGAATATTCTTCTAGGGCAGCAATATATCTAAAACGATTTTTGAAAGGAGTTTTTAAACTACCAGGATTAGTAGTTGCTCCAATAAAAGTTACTTTAGGTATTTCTTCTCTATACCCATTATTAAATATACAATAGTCTTCAATAGCAGAATAAAGATTTTCTTGTACTTTATTTTTTAAAGCGTGGCATTCATCTAAATAAATTAAGTCTCTATCACTTGCTTCAGATATAATCTGATATATTTCTTTAAAAGATGTATTAGAAGAATCTATTGTGTATAATTTACTATTAATTTCTGAAGCAACGACGTTCGCAATGCTTGTTTTACCAAAACCAGATGGCCCAGAAAGTAAAAAGGATGGTATTTGTAAGTTCTTTTCATTTGAAAAATTAATCAAAGTAGTTAAAACTTTCTTGCATTTTTCTTGCCCAACTATATTTTTTAGCGTTTTGGGTCGCATCTTTGTAAATAACTCCCAGTTAATCCATCTTCATTAAATTTAACAGCCAAACTTGTTTTTAATCAAGATCTTTAATATGCTTTATTAATCTACCAAGAGCAACTTTAACAGCTAAACCCTTATTAAATTGCTCAGTTTTACCGCAAATTGTTTCAGTATTAAGATACTTACCATTAAACGGGTTAGTTACTTCAACAACTGTTTTACCACCAGTAGGTAAAGCATATTGTAAACCAGGAGATTCATGTTTTGGTAAACATACTTTAACCGGTCGTCGCATATGATTTAAAGTCCAGTAATTTCTATAATGTGTTACCGAAACCTTACAACCCTGATCTCTCAATTCTTGAACTAAATTTCTCATGAGTTTTTCCTTTTCCAATTAATTGTTAACAAAGTATTGAATATGTAAACCACTAAAGCGATACACGCTAAGTTCTCTAGCATTATAACACACCTTTAAAATTTGTCAAGTAAATTTATTTGTTTCCAACGATAATAAGTCCAATATTTGCTAATCCATATGAAAACCACACTAAAGCCCAGGCATAATCTTTTTTGAGAAGATATGAAATAGCTGTTATTAAATATAACATCGCAACTATCCCAGGAAGCATAGCGGTCAAATTCATGCTATTCTTTCTATAAGCTTTACGGCATCACAAAAAATGGTTCCCTCAATAGGATCTCTTAATAGGTGAGAAAACTTTTTCTTTTTGTTTTTTAGAGCAAGAGTTTTAAAGAATATTCTTGGTAAATTTAAATCTGCTCTAAGAAACATTCCTTTTTTATTTGGGTTTTTAACTTCACAAGTATAAATATGATTTCCCCAACCTAAAATATATTTAAAATTTTTAGCATATTCAATATCACTAAAAACCATTAATTTAGATCCTGGAAAATTAGGTATTGTCCAATCATTTATTTTATAATGAACCGATAATTTCTTATCAGCCAATTTAAATAAGTGAGATCCAACGAAAGCAGATTCCATATTATATTCAACAACTTTATAGTACATTAAGATTTCCTTGAATAAGAATGTTTTACATTATTTTTACGAAGCAATTGTAAAGCTTTACTAGCTTTTGAACCAGCAGGTTGCTGCGAATGAATTAATAAATTAAAATCTACATTTCTATTAATAGGATTAGCAGCCCATTCGTCGGTATGATCTATAGGACCAGTAGCTTCATTCTCCGCAAAGATAACTTTAGCTGACCTAAATCCCTCACTAGTAATTAAATCGTCTCTACGACCATCCCAAGAGGCTGTAAGCACTAGATTAGGAATCTTATCTACAATACTTCGATATTTAACCCAATAAGGCAAACTCTTAGTATAAGCATAGAATAACTTATCTGGAAATAATGATGCAAAATTAACACTAGCATAAAAATGCCTAGGATTCATGAAATCACCATCAACATTAAATCTAAGAATCCCTAGATTTTTTGGCATTGATTCTACTAGAAGTCTAACAATGTCAGAATCTTTCTTACAAGCTTTAATCAAATCGTAATTATGTTTACGAAGATTATAAACAGCAGGAAAAACAACTTCTTGAGTAGCAGAAAAACAGCGAAATTCTGTTTTAGGACCATCTACAAGAGTTCTTTTGCCATTAGTTTCAATTACTTTAGAAAGACATTTTTCAGCAAATGGGCAAGAATGTCCAGCTAGAGAATCTAAGCTATAGACTTTACGACCATTTTCAAGATACTTAGCAAGTTCTTTAACTTGTTTAAGTGCTTCAATTTTAGCATTGGCTGGAGAGAACTTTAACATTTTACTAATCCTTTTGGAGTACGTTTTTTATTTATTATAACCTACGGGTTTGATTTTGTTAATCTAAAAATTTTAAATTTTATAACCATCAACTAAATTCTTAATCTTTTCAATTATAGATCTTTCTTCATTGGGAGTTACGAAATTAACATTTTGATAAGAGTGTTTAATACATTCTAATAATAGTGTTCTAATTTCATCTTTATTAGCAGTTTTTCTTAAATCGGATTCGGAAGCTAATTTTTCTAAAATCAACTCTTTTTGCTGAGCACATTCTTTAATTTGTTTTAAAGTATATTCTCCGCTTCTAATAGACTTTACCATTTCTTTATTACGTTGTAAATCTATATGTTTATTAGTTATAATTTGTTCGCAATTATCCATTAGTCTTATTGTATGAGCAGCAAATTTAGTATCATATCCATGAATATTATAATTTTCTAAACGTTTACCAACTGGAATCCTATCTAATTTCTTAAGTTGAGAAAAAGCATATTGTCTAGTTTTAATAAAAGACTGCTTAGATAAAAATAAGTGTCTATTATCTCTAATCTTTTCTCCTACAGCATTACTAAAAACAACATGCTCTCTGTTTGTATAAAGGGACTCAATTATATTCGGATTTCCTACTGATAATAAATTAAAATATCTTACTATACCATAGATGGTAATTTCCATATCTTTTCCAGAATCAACATCTAAAAAATGATCTTTTTTAAATTGTTCAAAAACCGGAATATCATCAAAACCTAATAGTAGTCCATATTCTTGTGGGAATATATTCTTTCTTGGTGTAATACACGCACCATAATAATCGAAATCTGAGTCTTTATTTTCTATTCCATATGCTCTACTACCCATTAATGTTAAATAGCAAAGATTGTCTGGTAGCCAAGCTGGACAATCTATTTTTTTTGTTTCGTATAATCTATGAATTAGAGATTTCATTATTGTTCCAATTTGATTGTATATTAAATTTTCCAGAACTTAAACAAGATTATATAAATAATAAAATTTTAGTTAATAGATCAAATCGTGAACACTATTCTAGTTCTAAAGAAAAGGGAATTACGTTTGATAAAAGTAAAAATAGATGGATTGTTAAATACTTTGACCTAAATTTAAATAAATATAAGTATAAATGTTTTAAGAATTTAGAAAAAGCCATTGATTTTAAAAGAAATATAGCTACTTAATGAGTGAGCGATCAAACCATTCGTTAACTCGATCATCTAATGTATCTAGATATTCTTTATTTCTTTCAATAAAATCTTTAATATCTTTAAACTCATTTTCTGAAATACAAATATTATACATTATTCCAGGTATTCTAACAAAATTTTTATCTTCTGGTAAAACCTTTTCAACTAAACTTCTAAAGGTTAAAATATCATCTATTCTAAGATTAATAACCCCAATATCAATATATTTAAATTCTATCGCAACCTTAAAACCTGGAGCAGAATAGAATAATCTATCTCCAGACTCTTCTACAGAAATTTCTTCTTCATACTTATTAATTAAGTACTTTTGAACCTCCATGGCTACGTTTAATGATGAACAATGATGTTTTTTAATTAACGATTCTTTAACTGGTTTTACAACGAACATAATTAATCCTTTATAAATTTTTCCAAACGTTGTTTTTTAAATGCTTTTTTTCTTTATCTGAAATACTTTGAATATCAAATTCACCCTCTGGAGTATAATTATACTCTCCAAAAAATTCTAGCTCATAAATACCTTTAAATAGTTTCTTAAGCTTTTCTTCTTTTTCAATCGGGCTAGTTTCACCATCATCATTAATACTTTGTGCTTGTTCTGAAAGACTGGAATTTCTAATATTATCGAAAATCATTTCATTTAAATATGGTACAAGAAAAGGTAATACTCCAGGCATACCGCAATCTATTAAATTTGAAATTTTCTTTTTAACCGTTTGACAAGTAATAAATCCTAAACAACATTTGTTATAATCTGGATTAACAAGTTGTGTATCACCAATACCAGTAGAATAAATTGAGTCAGCACCAGTACGCCATTTAGCACGATTAATTCTAATTTTCTTCATCTAGGTTTCCTTCCGGTTCCGATTCTAATGATTCTAAATCTGTATAAATTTTTCTTTTCCAACTTTTGCAAAAATTAAAATTTTCTTCTGACCATTTCCTTTTTAATCCAAAATCTAGATTATAATAGTGTAAAAATAATTTTCTGCCAGATTTATTAGCATAAGATGAACAATACACTTCGCCAACACATCGTAGTCTTGATAAGCTATTACATTTTTTATTTAAAACTTCTGAAAATCTTTGATTAAACCATTTTAATAAAAATTCTGTTCCAGTTATGTTTATTGTAAGATTTTCTTTGTTATCTTTTTTTAATATATATTTAGATATACAACCATCACCATCTATATACCCTTTAATATAATAATCTATTAATTCTGAATTTATTATAGGTGGCGGTTTCAGCGTAAGGGTTTTTCTGTTAAAAATATTAAAATTTAAATTTAAATCATTTACTATATTAGTAGAGTAAATTGTAAGCTTACAATATTCAGACATTCTAGTTAGATTATTATTTTTTTTTATATATATACCAATATTATGATTGCTACACGTATCATTTTTAAATTTTTCTAGATGGTTTAAATCTTTTGTAGATAATGCTAAAATCAGTTTATTATTAATAATACATCCATCAGCAGCGATGAAACCAGCCCAATAGCAATTTAATGGACTTAGATATTTAAAAAAGGAATCATTTATATTAAATTTTCTTAAATAGTCGTAATTTTTTCTTTTTGTTGGTATTCCTAATATCTTTTTTAGTTTAAATAAATGAGAATTTGATATTTTAAAATATTTAGCTATATCTTGATTTTTCCAGCCTTGGTTTTGAAGATTTTCTATTTCCGTCTTTGAGATATTCATTTTAAAGTACCTTTATATAGTGAGAATTCTTACTATATATGAATACTCTTTTCTAGATAGATTCTTGTGATTCCATGTCTATAATACCAGAATCAAGATCCTCTGTTTCTTTTTTAAGAAATCTAAAAGATTTCAGTTTAAAAGCAACCTTATTTCTAGACTCGTTTCTAAAACACACTCCTTCGCTTGAAACTTTATTTAAACAAAATTCACAATCTTTTTCTAAATATCTTTCTTTTAGTTCTTCCAAAGTAAAATTAACTGGCCCATAGTAATATTCTGGAACATGTTCTATTCCGTTTTGGATACACCAGTTTTTAATAGAAGCCCAATCCCACTCAAAAACTTCTCCGTTAGTATTTGTTGTGGTAATTCTATACACTAATGCTTTATACTGTCCTGGAATACACCCATAATCATAATCCTTTTGAATCATTCCACCGTTTGGTAAGTATCCTACAATTTCTCCATAAACAGACATTCCATTTTGCAAATATTCTTTAATATTATTATGAACTAGTTTCCAAATATCCTCTTTATAATAATGCTCATTAGAATTTTCTTTTTCCCCAACAGCCTTGATTACCTTGCGGGAAGAATAAACGTAATCATACTCTGTATCTTGAATTTTGCAACCAAAATACTTAGCTATTTTATCCATAAGGGAAAGTTTACGATTAACTAATAATTTTGATGATACAAAACTTGTTCCATGCCACTTACTGGTAATCACACAGATATCATTAGGTTCTAACATATAGTCATGAACTGCCAACTTAGAAGTATCATAATGTAATCTAAACTGATTTTCAACTAAATTTAGAGCCTTCTTCTTCTTTTTATCTCTATTTTGTTGAACTTGTTGTCGTCTAGTTAATGTATATTTCTTACAAATTTGGAAATTATTATACGAATCAAAAAATTGACCAACTTCGTATGCGGCTTCTTCGTTGAATTTATCTTTAAGAAATTCTTGTAAAGCTTCAATTTTTAGTACAAATCCCTCGGAAGGTTCTTTACGCAATTTAACTGCTTTAACACGGCCTTTTAGCTCAAAAAATCCAGAACTAGTTTTATCTTTATTATATTCTTCTTTACGGAATAGTGATAAATATGAAATTAATTCTGTAGAAATTTGAGACTCTAACGGGAAAAAGACACAAATATCACCTTTTTTATAATCTAAGCTAGTCCAAACCTTACAGCCTTGAATAATCCATCCAATAAGCCTATCTGCATTAGGGTGTTTTATGGACTTGTCTAGTTGTACTATTTGGGCCGAATAATTTAAATTATGATTTTGAGATAAATTTAGCATTATAATATTTTCCAGGTAAATTTGTTATTGTATTTCTATTTCAATTTTAGAACCTTTTTGTAATTTTACAAAGGTTCCATCTTTAATTGAAGCGATGCAAGTCGAATACGGTCCCCATCTATGTCCAGTAGAAATATCATATAAGGCTTTTTTAGTATTGCTTTCGCAATCAACACAGCAAATATAATATGATGGATAATCCTCAGATTGACCAAAGCTAGGTCTTTGATAAATATCTCCAAGATTAATATCTGATCTACTTACATCGCCTTCAATCATTTTTACTTTATTCATTATACTATCCAATATCTATATGTTGGCCAAAGATCTTTTTC